AATCAGGGCCTTTGCGACGGATTTTACCAGCAGGCGCAGCTTGTCAACGGCACCAACATGGCGATGGCAAACGGCTTTGCACAGGCCGAGCTTTCCCGCAGCAACCAGCAGGCGGCTCTCATGCAGCAGTTGACTGCCATGCAGATGCAGGCCGCTGAGTGCTGCTGCAACCAGCGGGCCGACACGGCACAGCTCCGGTATGACATGGCTACGCAGGGCTGCGACACCCGCAACACCATCCAGACCGCAACGCGGGACATCATCGACAACGCCAACAGCAACAGCCGCGCGATCCTCGATTTCTTGACCCAGAGCAAGCTGCAAGATCTCCAGAGCGCCAATCAGGAGCTGCGTCTGGCTGCCTCTCAGGCCGCCCAGAACAACTATCTGATCTCCCAGCTTCGGCCCACGCCCATCCCGGCGTACCAGTCCTGCAACCCTTGGGCGGCAGGCACGTACAACGGCTGCGGTGGCTGCGGCTGCTGACAACTGCACAATGTAGCTTCCCGGCGGCATGACCGGGATGATCGGCCCCATGCCGATACTGACAACAACGCGGCGGGGCAGTAGCCCCGCCGCTGTTACATGAAAGGATTGATTTTATGGCTGAGTATACTAACTCCAATATTGTTGAGGTCGCGGCAGGCCAAAATGTGCCGCTGACTGAGACAGCGGTCAACAGCAAGCCCTGCATCGTGCACCGTGAGGGCGCGGGCATTGTGACCCTGCGGGGCCTTACCAACCAGTGCAAGGCCCGTTTCCGGGTGACGTTTGGCGGCAACATTGCTATCCCCACCGGCGGCACGGTGGAGGCCATTACCGCCGCGCTGGCTATCAACGGTGAGCCGCTGACCAGCGCCACGGCCACCGTGACCCCGGCTGCCGTGGAAAACTATTTTAACATTTTTGTCAGCGCCATTGTGGAGGTTCCCCGTGGCTGCTGCCTGACGGTGGCAATGGAAAACACCAGCACGCAGGCAATCAATTTTGCCAACTCCAACCTGACGGTTGACCGGGTAAGCTAAGGAGGTACATTATGGGTATGCAATCTATGTATGAGCTGCGGGAGATGCTGTGCCGTGAGCTGGACGAGCTGACCCGCAAGGGCGAGCTGGGCGCCGGTGATCTGGACATTGCCCACAAGCTGACGGACACCATCAAAAATATCGACAAGATCGACCGTCTGGAGGACGATGGGTACAGCCGGGGTATGGATTACTCCCGGGGCCGCTACTCCCGGGACGGAAACTGGGAGGCGGACATGAGGGGCACCTATGGCCGCGGCAACTCCTATGAGCGGCAGGGCACGCACTACGTCCGGGGCCACTACAGCCGCGCCGAGGGCAAGTCCGCTATGCGTCGGCAGCTGCAGGAGATGCTGGACGAGGCAGACAACGATACTATCCGCAGCGCCATCCAGCGGTGCATGGATGCCGTGGAGGTCTAAGGGGGTGCAGTCCCCATGATCGACGAGCAAGAGCTGGGATTGTGGATCAAGCGTCTGGAGGCCGAGGACTCCAGCTGGCGCAATTATGAGCGGCTGGCTATCCTGTATGCCATCCGGGACCGGTTGACCGGCGGCACCGCTCCGGCTAAAGCCTTAACGCAGCGGGACACCGTGCTCCGCTGGAAAATGGATTTTACCCGGGCAGAAGCGGAAAAGTGGGCGGCGGGGCTGGAAAACGCAGACGGGACCACCGGCCCGCACTGGCCCATTGAGCAGACCGCCGCGCTGGCGGACAGCATGGGCATTACGCAGGAGCAGGTGCCCGCGTGGTGCTGGTGGATCACCGTCAACATGATGTACGCCGACTACGGCGAGGTGGCCCTGCACTATGGCATCAAGACGGTGGGCTTTTTTGGCGAGATGGCGCAGGCGTTTTTGCTCGACCGGGATGGACCCGGCTACCGCGACAAGCTGGCGGCCTACTATTTTGGCATCGTCAAGGCCGCAAAATAGTGGGCAATAGATGGGCAATAGACCGCTTTTTTTGACAATTTTAGGCCACTTTGCAAAATAAAAAGAAAACCTGTAACCGTTGCGGTTACAGGTTTTCTTGGTCCGAGTGGCGAGACTTGAACTCACGACCCCTTGACCCCCAGTCATAAAAAATGCGTTGATTTGCAACGGACGCAGCGGTTTTGTGGGCAACAAGTGGGCAATAGAACGCCACTATATCTTGTCCGTGATCTGCCGCAAATCGTCCAGATCGACATCCTGATAATAGCGGAGCTGCTCATCGCTGGCGTGGCCAATCAAGGACAATTTGTCTTTATCCGCACCGGGGACACGCTTGAGAAGTGTGGCAAAGGTATGGCGGCAGCTGTGGGGGGTGTAGGTGTGCTTTTGTTGGCCGTTGACGTCAAAGGTGGGATTTGGTAGGCCGAGGGCGTCCAGCAGGTCATAAAACATCTGGCGGTATGCCTTAATATCCAGACTGCCGCTCTCCGGAGCGCAAAAGACCTGACCGGCGGTGCGGGTGCCGATCTGCCGGTCTATGATAGACTGGATTTTTGGAGAGACCGTGACGGTGCGGTTTTTCCCGGCGGACGTTTTGGCGCCACCAACAAAACATTGTTTGGCGCGGTCGTAATCGGACACATCCAGCGCCAGAAACTCCGAGGGGCGGAAGCCGAGATAGCACTGAGCCAGCACGTAGTCTGCGCCGGGGACTGTCCCGGCAGCCTGACGGATGGCCTCCAGATACTCCGGCGGAAGGCCCACGCCGCCCACGCCCTCTTTGCCACTAACTGTCAGATAGTCCGCGAGGTTGAGGGCGGCAGAAAAATACCCGCGCGGAATGCCGTACTTATACATGAGGCCCGCCGTGGTCCGCATATTGCGTCGGGTGGACTTGCCACGGGGACAATCGTCAATGCACTCCTGCAGATCGTCCACATCCACATCAGCGCAGCGCTCATTATAGAGCGGGGCAAAATATTTAATGGCGGCCTTGTAGTTGCCCAGCGTGTCTGGCCCCGCCCGGTGGGTGGGGAGCCACAGGTCATAGAGCTGCCGCCACGTAGTTTTGGCCTTTTTGTCCTGCCGGACCGCAGCGCGGCGGTTAGGGTCCAGCAGCGGCAGCGCCTCCACGGCGTCTTTTTTCCGGGCAAACGTTTTGGAGTTAGTCCGCTTATGGCGCACACCGTCGGCGTCCAGATAATACTGGACGCGCCGCGCAATATATTTGCCGTTTGGCAGACGGTAGACGCTGCCTTGACCGTTGCCCCGGCTTTTGGGACTGCGGGCGGTCTGCGCCTGTTTGGCTCCGCACCGGCAGCAGTACGGTCCGTCTGGCACGTCCGCCTTACATTTTTTACAGATCATCCCTACCACCGCCAGATGCCGTAGTCGGCGCAGTGGATGTCCTCCCATATGCACCAGACAATTAGCCCCACGATCAGCAGGGACAAGCCGAAGATGATCCAACGGTACAGCTTGACGGAGTGGCGGAGGTTGTGGAGCTCTGTTTCCATCAGGCCGATGGTCTGCCGCTTGTTTTCCAGCCGATGCTCCAGACCATCGGCCCGCTCCCGCAAGGTCTTTTCATCGGCGGTCAGATGGTCACCGATGCTAAAATACCCGTCGAGGGAGACGCCCAGCACCTTGCAGATGGGGGCCACGGTATAGACGGATGGTGACTTGGAGGCCGCCGAAAAAAATTTTTTGACGGTGCCGACCGGCAAGCCGGCGCTGTCGGCGATCTCCTGCATGGTAAGATTGAGATTTTCTTTTTTTGTTCTGCACATTTCCCACAAATCCATAATTTCCCCTCTTTTTTTCTCGGTTGCGGCCCTGCCCCACAGGGTCGACACGAATTTAGGCAAAAATTGTCGAATATGGCAGGCGGATTGCGTATATCCGCACTGCGGTTGCGCTCTGTCGCTTGCACGGACACGGGCAAGCCTGCTATGCTCAGCTTGCAGACAGGCGATGACCCCCAACACACGCCTCTCACCACGGGCGCTCCAAATCATCGCCGGGACGCACAACGCCCCCGCCACTGTTGCAGAGGTGACGGGGGCGTTGTTATTTACTTTGTGTCATCCTCTGCTCAAATTTTTTTAAATACCACGGTGGCCGGAGGCGGTGGAAAAAGGGCCGACCTTGTTTAAACTGTTAATCAGCCCCATTGGATTATTGCTCTTTTTCCAGTTTGACGGTCTGCGTCACGCCCATGGCAGAGACCTCGTAGCTCAAAACACCATCGGCGTAGCTAAACTTTTTCTCATCGTCCCCGCTGGCCAGCAGTGCCGTGCCGGTTTTGTCTTTGTCATTTTGGGACTGCCAAGTGTACGGCTCGTCCGCCGTGGTGGGGGCAGTGTAAGTACCGGCCCAATACAGCGCTTTCGTCTCACCGTTATCCGACACCCAGTAGACCTCAATGGTATCGCCCGCAATTTCGGCGGATTGCCACGCATCCTCGGAGTTGCTGTTTGTCTGCTTCCACTCGCCGGTCAGATCCGGCGGCGTGGGTGGCTCTTGTTTCGCCGCGTTTTCGGTGCTGCCGCCACAAGCGGCAAGCATGGATACCAGCAAGGTCGCTGACATAATCCCGATGCATTTTTTGACGCTCAATCGATCCATGCGCTCCACATCCTATCTGTTAAAATTAGGCCGCAGCTATCGGCCTTTGGGTAACTATGATTGGAGGTACATCATGAGCAGCCAGACCACAAACCGCACCGTGTCCGATTCCGCCCACGATTACGCGCTGGACCTGTTTGCCACGCTGTCCCCGGCGGCGCAGGCAGAGATCATTGCTCTTGCCGCTGCCGCTTTAGCATCTCCGCAATGATCTCATTTTGAGCCTGCGGAGATAGTTGGTCAAAAATCCGGGCAAATTCCTGCGTCAGTCCGCCTCCTTCGGGGGGCGGGCTTTTTTCTTCTTTCCCGGTCAGAATGTATTCCGCCGTGGTTCCCAGCGCTGCCGTAATCTGCGGCAGATACTTGGTGTAGGACTTGGAAGTCCTTTTTTTCCATTGGCTAACTCGCTGTGGTACAACGCCAATTTCAGCGGCAAAGTCCTTTTGCTCACGGTATTTTTCGTCCACCAGAGCAAAAAGACGGTCTACGGCATCCAATGTAATCACCCCCAGCAAAGTGTACAATCACAATTATTGTTATTATGCAATATTTACAAAAATCTAAAATAAAGCAAAATGTTCTTGAAATTACAGAAAATGTGATTTATGATATAGCCATCAGGAATAAGCGGAGAGAAAAGAAAGGTTATCGGAATTAACTGTGGTATTGGTGGATTGTGAATGGCAACGTAGATTTTAGGATAATTTGTGGGATTTGAGGTGGTTGCATGGCAAATAAAGTTTCTCTTCGCCAGTGGTATATAGAGCATAAAATATGCGTTTCCTGCGGACAGCGTGATGCATTTAACGGGAGACAGAAGTGCCCAGAATGTTTAGAAAAAGCGACTCTAAATAACATAAAATACAGGAGCCTTGAAAGGGAGCGCAGCTATTACCAGAGAAGAAAAGAAAAGCGGGATGCCCGGATATCCGCTGGATTATGCCCAATCTGTGGCAAAGCGGCAGTAAAAGGTCAACTGTGCCTTGAGTGCTATATGAAACATCAGAGAGGGCATGAAAAAGAAAAGCAACAACGCGCATTGCGCGGAGACCCTCGTAGAGAACGTATTAAAAATGGGCTGTGTTGGTTTTGTGATTCTCCGGCTTTAGAGGGGAAAAAGGTTTGTCAAAAACACTACGACGATATTCAGGCAAGATTTCACAACAGAGGAGGAGATGAACACCCGTGGGCCAAAGACGAAGCGGTGAGGCGTGCAAAACTCAAATAGAGTCTTTCCGTGAGCATTTAGAGGACAAAGAGCTATCTGATAATACCGTAAGGGCTTACATAACTGCGATGGAACAGTTTTTTTCATCATTTGTGGAAATATCAAAGAAGAACGGCCTCGATTGGAAACGGGAACTGCAAGAAAAAGGATTGAAAGCGAAATCTATCAACATTAAGCTCAATGCCTTTAATTCGTTCTGCGGGATGGTTCACGATGATGGAAGCAAAGTCAAGACGATGCGCGTCCATCAGGCTACAGCTGTTAGTAATGTTATATCCGAACAAGACTACAAAAAGCTGCTGGATGGATTGAAAAATGATGGAAATATGCGCTGGTATTACAATATCAAGTTGCTTGCTTCAACTGGCGCCCGTGTCAGTGAGTATGTGCGGCTTAAAAAAACAGATTTTTCAAGAGGATACGCGGAAATGTGGACGAAAGGAAAAATTAGAAGGATTTACATTCCGAAGTCATTTCTGAATGAAGCTGATGGGTATTATTCGAGTTTTGAGCCGGACGATTTTCTTGCCGTTGGACGAGACGGAGGGCAAATCACGACCAGAGGCGTTTCCCAAATGCTTATGACGTTTGCTGCGCGGTATGGAATTGATAAAAAAGTCATGCATCCACACTCTTTTCGGCACATGTTTGCAATTCAGTTCCTGCGGCGGAACAACAACCTATCTCTTCTGGCAGATGTTCTTGGGCATTCCAGTGTTTCGACGACAGCAATTTATACGCGGATGACAAAAGAGCAGCAGCAGGACGCAGTTAATAAAACGATCAATTGGTAGGTGTGAAAATGGATATTGAAAGGCTTTACAAGAACTTTATAGCTGCTGGCCAACAGCCGTGTAACAGAGGAGATTCTCAGCTCGGAGCCAAAATGCATCAGTATAGGACTGCAAAACAGCAGTTGTTTGAAGCTTTAAAAGATGGCTATTTTTCTGGGGAATTATGCTCTGTTCTAGCGGATGAGATTGTTCAAACAATTTCTGAATCAACGCAGAATCCGGAATGCTTCTGGGGATCTTCCAAAACCGCTAAGAGTAATCAAGCAGTCTTTGTATATGAAAAGAATGAACGTCTGTTTGAAGAACTTTTGCGATGCTGGATGGAAAAAGAGACGGTCATTTAGTGGAATCGTCCCATTGGAAATAGACACGCCGACGAACTGCAAGACTTGGTAATTCGCAAAAATTAGGGTCAAACAGAACTCTGGCAAATTTCTTTGCTGCTCTCCAATATTTCACGATTGATCTTTGGCCCGTTCATAAGTGCTCCTTGCGGTGGCTCTGCGGATCATCCGTGCGGCCCAGCAGGTAGTCTACGGAGCAGTCCAGATAATCGGCAATTTTGGCAAGTGCTTCCAGCCTTGGATAATATCCGCCGGACTGCATACTGGACAGTGTATTAACACTTAGCGAGCAGTCTGACAGCATTTTACCAATGGCAATCTTTTTTGACTTTGCCAACGCCTTTATGAGATTCGCAACTTCTTGTGAATTATTCATAAAAACAGCCTCGAAAAATTGTAGCGGTTCATAAAATCATGAGAACTTGTGAAAATATATTGATATTCACAAGAACTTGTGATATATTATAACCATCAGGAATGAACAACAGGAAAAGATTTGAGCGCATTTAATCCGCTCGTTTTTTCTTCCGCATACCTATTCCTGACGCGATTATAACACGCAAAATTTTAAATTGCAAGGAGGGGCGCAAAATTTGAACGCAATACGCGATTTGCGGGAGGCCAAGGGGCTGACCCAAGCGGAGCTGGCGCGGCGGATCGGCGTCCAGCAGCCGGCCATCGTCAAGTATGAGAGCGGAGATTGTATGCCGCCGCTGGCGCGGGCCTTCCGGCTGGCCCACGCGCTGGACTGCACGGTGCAGGAGCTGGGTCTGGTGGACACCGGCGCATAACAGGTGAGGAGAGGAGACGGAGACATGACGTTACAGGACATTGAGCGCATCCCCAAGGAGTATTTGACTGCGGCGCAGGTGGCCCCGATTTTGGGTGCGGACCCGCAGACCATCCGGATGCAGGCGCGGCAGCGGCCTGACCTGCTGCCATTCCCGGCGGTGTGCCTCGGGAGCCGGGTCAAGATACCCAAGGAGGCATTTTTGCGGGTCATGCGTGGTCTTGACCTGCGATTAGATTAACACAGAGAGGAGCGCGAGACAATGGACAAGAGATGCCCTAATTTGTACCAAAGGGCAAGGCTTAGTACCGGTTTGACGCAGGAGCGGGCAGCGGAGCTGCTGGATTTGTCGGTTGAGAGCCTCAAGCAGTACGAGGGAGACAGGCGGGTGCCGCCGGACGAGACGGTGGCGCGGATGGTGGAGGCGTACCGCTGCCCATGGCTGGCATTGGAGCACGCGCAGGCCACGGACCGGCTGGGCGTGCTGCCCAAGGCGGAGCCGAGGCCGCTGCCCATGGCAAGCATCGCCCTCCGCAACCGGCTGCATGACGCCACGGGGCGGCTGGACGCCCTGCTCCGGATCGCGGAGGATGGCATCATAGACGACAAGGAGCGTCCGGAGTTTGACAGCATTGTGGCGGAGCTGCGGGAGACCATGGGAGCCATCTATCAGGTGATCTACTCGGGCGCGGGCACAAAAAGGGACCGCCCTGACGTGGGGACGTCAGAGCGGCCAAAATCGGGAAGTGTGGTAATGGATTTTTCGCAAAATCATTATACCACGCAGCCCACGGATTTGGCAAGAGGGAATTTTACCCGGACGGGAGGTGTGCTCCTGTGACGGGCTGGGCTGTGTTTTTTACGCTGCTGGGCGCCGCATCTGCGGTGGGTCAGGTCATGCGCGTGGTGGATTTTTTGGAGCGATAAGGTGAGGGGTATCTATGGCATACGATTTGACGCTGGGCGGGCTGTACGCGGTCATCCCGGCCAGAGTGCTGTACGATGAGCGGCTGCGGCCAACGGCCAAGCTGCTGTACGGCGAGATCGTCCGGCTGGCGCAGAGCAGCGGGTATTGCTACGCAACCAACAAGCAGTTGATGGGCGTGTGCGGCCTCTCGGACAAGTCCGTCTCCGAGCTGGTGGGCCAGCTCCGGGCGTGCGGGCACATCCGGCTGGAGATGGTGCGGCGGAACGGCGAGAGCGGAGACATTATCCAGAGGCGGATTTTTATCGGGCAGGATTTGGCCAAAAGCGGCCCGGAAATGGAGGGCGAAACCCCCGAAGGGGGGTATCCCGAAAAATCGGGAGACGTATCCCGAAAAATCGGGAGAGGGTATCCCGAAAAATCGGGAGGTATTATAAGTAATAATATAATAAATAATATCCCCCCTATATCCCCCCAAAAGGGGGGAAGCGTGAAAAAGCGGAAACAGAACAAGTCCGTGCCGGAATGGAGACCGGAGCGCTTTGAAAAATTTTGGGAATACTACCGGACCCACGGCCGGGACAATGACCGGGCCGGGGCGGTCCGGGAGTGGGACAGGCTCAAGCCGGAGGATGATCTCATCGACACCATGGCCCGGGCGCTGGCGGCGCAGGCTGCTTCCGACGAGTGGCGGCGGGGCATCGGCATCCCATATGCCTGCCGTTGGCTCCGCAATGAGCGCTGGAGGGACACCGGCCTGCGGCGGTCCGAATCGGACACCGAGGAGGCCCCGCCCCGGCGGCGCTACATCGGCAAGCGGGTGATCGACGGGGAGGAGGTAGACGTCTTTGAGTAATTTTGCAAGCGTGGAGGCCGAGCAGGCCGTGCTTGGCTCCATGCTTATTGACAGCCGGTGCATCCGGGAGATCGCGGGGCGGCTGCGGGAGACGGATTTTTCCGTGGGTCTCAATCAGGCGCTGTTTAGCCTGATCTGCGACATGGACCGGGACGGCCAGCCGGTGGACGGGATCACCGTCTGCGGCGCGGCAGTCAAGGCGGAGATCGCAGAGGACAAGACGCTGCGGAACTATTTGGCCCAGCTTATGGAGATCACGCCCACGGCGGCCAACGCGGCAGAGTACGCGGCGCTGGTGGCCCAGACCGCCCGGAGGCGGGAGCTCAAAGAGGGGCTGGAGGACGCACTCAGGGGTCTTGCGGAGCACGAGGCAGAGGACACGGTGCTCTCCCGGTTGGACGCGGCCATGGCGGCCAGTGCCCAGCGGACGGAGAGCGAGCTGGCGGCCCCCAAGGAGCTGGCGGACAGCTTTTTGGCGTACCGGGAGCGCATCGACGAGGGTGCCGCGCCTTATGTCCGCACCGGGGTCAAGGCGCTGGACAAGCTGCTGGGCGGCGGCATGGTGCAGGGCGGGCTCTACATACTGGCCGGACGGCCCGGCATGGGCAAAAGCGCCCTGGGCATCGCCATTGCGGAGCACGTGGCGCAGACCGTGGGCCGTGTTGATTATTTTAGCCTGGAGATGAGCCGGGCGCAGATCATGGCCCGGCGGCTGGCGTCCATCGGCAAGATGGACAGCAAACGCATTTTGATGGACAGCCTGACGCCGGAGGAGTACAAGCGGATGATCGACGCCACGCGGCAGGCGGCGTCCACGCCGCTCTACGCCACGGACGGACAGACCCAGAGCGCACAGCGTATTACGGCCATTGCCCGAGCGGGGCGAGACGTCAAGTTGGCGGTGGTGGACCACTTCGGCCTGATTTTGCGGCCCGGCAAGCGTCAGGACGCGGACGAGTCAAGAGAGATCGCCCATGCTCTCAAGCGGCTGGCGCAGTCCCTTAATCAGCCGGTGCTATGCCTTGCACAGCTCAACCGGCAGAATGAGCAGCGCAGCGACAAGCGGCCCACGCTGGCAGACCTGCGGGCTACGGGCGCCATGGAGGAGGACGCCGACGGTGTGATCTTTATCCACCGACCGGATTACTACAACGCGGACTACAAGCGGGAGCCGGGCGCACCGGAGCGGACAGAGGTCATTTTAGCCAAAAACCGCCACGGCAGCACCGGCAAGATCAATTTATCTTTCTGGCCGGAGACCAACACGTTTAATCCGGCCTATGTGGAGTGAGGACAATATGCAAGTTGGGGATATTTTGGAGCGCACACCCACCATTGAGGCAATGAGCGGCCTTGGGACGGTGGGGCCGCTGCCGTGCCGGGTGATCTACATCCACCCGGAGGGGCGGTTTTACACGGTGGAGTTTACCAGCCGTATCACCGGCGAGCAGTGGCGGGAGGCATTCTGGCCTGACCGCCCGACGGAGCAAAAGCAGGGCTACGGCAACGAGGGGGCGCGGTTTTTCTGCCCGCCCCGGAGAGGTGAGGGACTATGAGGACGATCGCGATCATGAATAACAAGGGCGGAGTGGGTAAGACCGTTACCGCCATCAATCTGGGAGATATTTTAGCCGCCGATTTTGGCCAGCGGGTAGTGCTGGCGGACTGCGACGGGCAGGCCAACCTGACGCGCTTTTTCCTGCCGGAGGATGAGGCGGACACATACACCACGGCGGACATCCTGACCGGCGAGGGGGAGAGCGTGTGGAGCGACAATCTTGTGACCATCCGGCCGGGGCTGAGCCTGCTGCCCGGCAGCTCCGGGCTCTATGACCTCGATCTGCGGGCCATCCGGGACGGGCTCAGCGCCCCGGAGCGGCTGCGGGGATTTGCGGAGTGCGCCCGGGAGGATGGGGACACGGACTGGATGATCTTTGACTGCCCGCCGGGTTACACCGTGGCCAGCGTGGCGGCGCTGCTGGCGGCGGACACGGTGGTCATCCCGGTTTTGGCGGACAAATTCTCCCTTGACGGGGCGGCGGCTGTGGCTGAGCAGGCCAACCGTCTCGCGGGCGTGCGGCCCCGGCTGCGGGTGCGGGCGCTGCTGACCCAGACCCGGGGGACGGAGGTGGTGACAGCGGCGGCCACCATGCTGACGCAGATGCGCTTACCGGTATACCGTACAGCCATCCGGCGGACGGACAAGGTGCCGGAGAGCACTATGACGCTTTTGCCGCTGCGGCAGTACAGCCCCGGCAGCGCCGCCGCCCGGGACTACCGGGCGTGGGCCAAGGAGCTGATGGAGGAGGTGGTCTGATGGCGGGCAAAAATTTTGACATCTCGCGGTTTGCCGAGACCATCACGCCGGTGCGGTCCGAATCGGACACCATGCGGGAGATCGCCATTGACAAGATACGTGACAATCCCCGCAACTTTTACCCCGCGCCGGGGCCTGCGGCGCTGGCGGCGCTGGAGGACTCCATCCGGGCCAACGGCCTGCTGGAGCCGCCGACGGTCATTGCCGCCGAGGACGGGACGAGCTACCGCCTGATCTCCGGCCACAGCCGCATGGCGGCACTCCGGGCGCTCCATGCCAAGACGCCGGAGCAGTGGGAGACGGTGCCCTGCCGGGTGCTACCCACCATGTCGGAGGAGGCAGAGGCGTCGGCGGTCATTGAGGCTAACCGGCAGCGGGTCAAGTCTCCGGCGCTTTTGGCGGAGGAGGCGGAGAGGCTGACGGAGCTCTACATCAAGCGCCGGGAGGCAGGAGAGGACTTGCCGGGCCGCATCCGGGACCGGGTGGCGGAGGCGCTGCAGGTCAAGTCTACAAAGATCGCCAATGTAACGGCCATTAAAAACGGCATTAAAGTACCGGGCATTGCTGAGCGGTGGAGACGGGACGAGATACCGGAGGCGGCAGCGCTGATGATCGCCCGGATGGACATAGACGAGCAGTACCGCCTGCTGGACTGGATGATCGACAAGGGACGGAGCTGCACCATTAACGAGGTGCGGAAGTTTGACACCTGCTATCACAACGCAAAAAAGGCGGAGCGGCAGCTAACGCCGGAGCCGGAGCAAGAGGCGGAGCCGCTGCCGGAGGGGCAGATGGTGATCTGCGGCTGGATGCCGGGAGGCACCACACCGGCGGAGCCGGGAGAGTTTGCCGTGGTTGTGGACTTTGGCGGCGGCAAGCGGCTCAAGCGATTTTTTGAGTGGGACGGACATCGCTGGATGATGACAGGCGGCATTGAGACGAGCATCGCACCGGCATGGTGGATGCGGCTGCCGCCTGTGCCGGACAAGGAGGGCTGATATGAGCAGGCGATACAGAGGCAAGCGGCCCCACGAGCCGTTGACAGGCTGGGTGCTCTGGCCGCTGTTTTTGGCGGCGCTGTGCGGAGCACTGCTGGCGCTGACCACCACAGCAGGCGGAGGTGGGCTATGATGCAGTGCCCCTGCTATGGCTGCGAGCTGCGCGGCCTCGGCTGTCACAATCCGGAGCGCTGCGCCCGCTGGGCGGAGTATCTGGCAGCCACGGAGACCGCTCGCGCCAAGGCGGCGCAGAGCAAGCGGAGCACCGTTATCATGCAAGACTACGTTAAGGACAAAAGCAAAAATTTGCGGAAGCGGAAACGGTAAGGAAGCGGAGAAAGCAGCAGAAACTACTACACGCCGGAAATGGACGGACTAAAGCGGGACTGGACAGGCGTGTGTTGGCGCAACCGTGGTGATGCTGCTGCCCGCAAGAACGGATACCAAGAGGAGGGAAGATAATGGATGCTGTGGAGTTTGTGAAAACGTTGGACAGAATGTGCAACTGCGAGTGTTACAAATGCGAGATTTGGAAAAGACTTAGTGGGCTTGAAAGCTGCACAGTCTGGATAGAGACCCACCCGGAGGAGGCCGTTACTATCGTGGAACAGTGGGCCGCAGAGCATCCCGTCAAAACCAGACAGAGCGAGTTCTTGAAGCATTACCCCGACGCACGAATTTCGGTACACGGGTGCCTCAATACTTGCCCGATGGATGTGTTCTCAGATACAGGCATTAACTGCAATGCGCAACCTTGCTTTGAGTGCAAAAAGGCGTTCTGGCTTGCGGAGGTGGAGGGAAATGGATGAAGGTGCTTGAGCTATTTGCCGGGACGCGCTCTATAGGGAAGGCGTTCGAGGCCCGGGGCCACAAGGTGTACTCCGTAGAGTGGGACAAGCGATTTGACCACATCGACCTATATGCTGACATCCTGCATCTGACTGCGGAGGATGTGCTGCGGGAGTTTGGGCGGCCTGATGTGATCTGGGCAAGCCCGGACTGCGCCACATTTTCTATCGCGGCCATCAGCCACCACAGGCGGAAAAACCACGAGACAGGAAATTTGGACCCGGTGAGCGAGTATGCCAAGTTTTGCGATGCAGTGGACCAGCACGTGCTGCGGCTGATCTTAGCATTGAGCCCGACTTACTGGTTCATCGAAAATCCGCGTGGAGGGATGCGCAAAATGACGTGGATGGAGGGGCTGCCCCGGTACACCGTCACATACTGTCAGTACGGGGACGCCCGAATGAAGCCCACGGACATCTGGACAAATCATCCGCTTCCCAGATTTAAACCGCCTTGTCATAACGGCGACCCGTGCCATATCTCTGCCCCGCGCGGGGCCAAAACGGGAACGCAAGGGCTGGCTGGCAGCGTGGAGCGGTCTGTCATCCCGGCTGCATTGTGCGACCATATCGTAGATATTTGTGAGGAGGCGGAGTGGAATGTCACAGTCTGTTAAAGCGCCATTTAAGTTTTCGCATAGATGGCGCCAAAAAGTGGCGCTTTGAGCCGAGGCAACTGCCGAAGCCGACGGAGGTGGAAAATGCTGAAACCAAATGATCTGACGAAGGTGGAACTGCTGCAAGTGGTAGAAATGCTGGCGGAAACGGCTAACGAATATTATTTGAATCGTGCGCTGGGACGCATCGAAATGCAGCGGAACGATGCCCATTACGCAAGATGCCGAAAGCTGATTGACGAAGAACAAAAGCACTATGCAGCCTATTTCGATCTTCTTCGGCCATACGAGGGCAAGTCCATTGTGGATGTACCGCAGGATGTTTTGGAACAAGCGCAGGCAGAGTTTGACAAGGCGAGGGCAGCTGGACAAGAGTGGAACAGGCGGAATGGAATCAAACTGAAAGGGAGGAAATGAGGATGGCTAATGTTAATTGCCTGCGTTGCCACTTTAGGCATGAGGATAACGGGAACTGTACTGCGGTCGGCGGGTTCTGCACGGCGGTCCAGGCGGCGCACTGCCCGCTGCTGCGTCAGTATTTAGACACGGGCATGACGCCAGAAGCGTTTCAATCTTTTGTGGTGTTTTTTCAGGATTTAATTGGAAACCAAAAAGCCAGTGAGGCACTGGACAGGTTCCGCCAGTTGGCCAAAGCAGACAAGGACGGTCGGCTGGTGGTGCTGCCGTGCAAAGTGGGCGATACGGTGTATGAGGTTACAAGTCGAAAGACCATAAGCGAATACCGAGTAAAGGCAATTCGCGTGGAATTGTTTTGTACATTCATCGAATGGGATATCGTAGCCGGGTTTGTTGATAAATCCATTTTCGGCGTACCGGTTGATGAAATCGGCAAGACCGTATTCCTGACCCGCGAGGAGGCGAAGAAAGCATTGGAGGCGATGAAGGATGGCTGAATTGAAACCGTGCCCGTTTTGCGGCGGCGAAGCGGTCATAAGCGTCGACCCGGATGCAGTGGAGGACACGCAAGGTCGACGTTGGGCGTATAATGCCGTGTGCATTAGGTGCTGTGCAACGTCAGGACTTACGTATACGCCCCAAAATGCTAAAGAGGCATGGGACAGGAGGGATGACAATGGATGACTACATTAAACGGGAAGCGGCAATCGCTTATATCCGTGAGCAATCGGAAGAATGGCAAAAAGCGTTTGAGGAGCTTGGCGGAGAGAGCGAAATCTATGCAGACGCCTATAACGATTTGGCAGAGAATTTCTACGGCATTCCTGCTGCTAAGGTAGTATCACTTCATGACATTTACAGAGTTATTGCAGGACATAGTTATTATCATGGCGACCGTATCCTTGCGGCATTGACCTGTATTGCAGAAGGGAAAAAAGTGAACCCTGTGCGTCCTTCCGACGTGGCCCCGGTGGTGTATGGGCGGTGGGAGCAAGTTAAAGAATGGGCAACAAAGGCAAAATACCGTTGCTCGGTTTGTGGCAGAGAAATCATGCCTGCTGTGAAAGTAAACATCGAGAAATACCCGTACTGCCACTGCGGGGCCAAGATGGACGGAGGTGCTGGACATGAGGCTGGTTGATGTTGATGATTTGGGCGTGGGCCGGTGCAGCAAAGATGTTCTCCCTGCGGCGTATTGTGCTGGTTGGAACGGCTTACTTGGCTTGATTGAAAAAGCCCCCACCGTGGATGCCGTGGTCGTGACGCGGTGCAAAGACTGTAAGCATTTGTGCGTGTGGAATCGAAAAGATATATACGCATTTTGCTCCAAAACAAACATCGCGTTTTTGCCGTTTGAGCTGGACACAAGGACATTCTTTTGCAGTTACGGCGAGAGAAAGGACGGAGGTGCTGACGATAGCTAAAACATCAGGGATGCAGGCGTATGCGGAGCGGTACGCCGAGGTCAAGGCGCAGGCGGCACAAATGCTCGTCTGTCAATATATGCAGGACACACTCCAACTGGCACTGCACCAGACGGAGGGCTGGGGCTATGATCGCATTGCGCGGCTATGCGAAGCGTGGCAGCACATCCGGAACGAGTACAGACCGGCTATCAACCCCAGCAACCCGGCAGCGGATGTCATGCAGGAGCACATGGACCGAGTAATGGCACAGATCATCAGCGGCAAGCAAGAGCTGATACCGTTTGCAGAGCGTTATCCGGAGCTAAAAAAAGTGAGATATGGGAGGTAAGGCATGGTGCCTGATAAGATGCATGCCGATGGTGAGCCGTATGTATGCGCCCGGCAGCGGGCGGGTCCGTTGGTGAAGGCGCTGGTGACGGACAACTACGGATATCTCCGTCGCTACGGGCCGGGGGCGGTGCGGGGCCGGTGCGGACCGGCTCTTAGCCGCACCAGCCTTGACAAGCTGGAGCTGCGGCTGGCGCTGTTTGGCTACGACGGCATTTTTTACTCGCTGACCTTTGACGATGACCATCTTCCGGCTGACCGTGCCGGGACGGAGCGCGTGTGGGACGCTTTTCTCAAGCGGCTCCGACGGTGGAAGCGAGGGCCGGTGGACTACTACGTGTACCGGGTGGAGGGCCTTCACGGCGACCACCGGCTCCACATCCACGTGTTTCTCCGGGATCAGGACTTCCCGCCGGCCGTGGTGCAGTACCTCTGGCGGACGTGGGGCAGCGCCTACGATGTGCGCTGGGACCGGGCGCGGGTGCTGTCAGAGGGCGGCTACCGTGGGCTGGCAATCTATTTCACAAAGGAAGTGCCGGAGGTGGGCCGTCACCCGTGGGGCTGCTCCCGGGCGCTGAGTAAGTACATCCCGCCTCCGGAGGTGACCACCTGCAAGAGCGGCATGGTGCGGCTGCCCAAGGGCGCCACACCGCTGCCCATGCAGGGCCGGGACCGTCCTCAGCTGGGCGGGTGGGGGCTGTACGGATACAGCCGGTATCTGCTGCCTGAGAAATAGCGCTTTTATTTTAATAACAAAGTTTAGTATTATCTATCTATAGATAGCGTATCCTCTTGAAACCTACGGAATATCTACGGACAACCAGCAAGAAAGTGAGGGAAAAGCCTTGCAAACGATGAGAAAAGGTGATAAACTTGCCATAAAGGATGGATATGCAGTTTGCCCGGTCTGCCGACACAAGACCAGTCAGGCAATCAGACCGGACACCGTGGCGGATAATCTCCAGCTCTGGTGCCGAAACTGCAAAGCGATCCATCTTGTGAAAATTGACCGTGGCCAGTGCTCGATGATTAGCCGGTGCCGATGAGCTCCTGTGTGTTGGGGGTACATCGGCGCCGGTTTTTGTTTTGCATTGTTTTTTGGCCTGTGCTCTTGTAGCCGGTGCTAATGCTCCGCCGTTGTGGCGGGTGTTGGCATCGGCTTTTGTTTTTGCCCGGAGGTGATAGCCCGTGGAACAGATGGCCGGTGCCGGTATCTCCGGCGCAAGGCTTCGGGAGTTGGTCTCGCTGCTGGCAGCGGGACAGGAGTACAAGTTTTACTCGTGGCCGGAGTGGCGCGATCTGCGGGCGGAGGTGCTGCGGCTGGACCACTACGAGTGCCAGCACTGCAAAGCGGCGGGGCGGTACAGCCGGGGGTACATCGTGCATCACGTTAAGCACTTGCGGGAGCGGCCTGACTTGGCTTTGAGCGTAGTTGACCCGGACACCGGGGCGCGCCAGCTTGAGACGCTGTGCAAACACTGCCACGAGCTGGAGCACCCGGAGAGCCAGCGGCAATTTCAGCCGCAAGCGCCGCCGATTACGGCGGAACGGTGGGATTAGCCCCCCCTTCGGAAAAACGGCTCTGTTTTCTTTGACGCTAATCGGGTGGGTCCAAGACAAAAGGGCGAAAGTTGGGCGTGCGCGCTGCCGCAATGCGCGGGCGGCGCGTGCGCGGCAAGGATTTTGACCAAGCCGACAGCACAGAGTGACAGAAAACGCTGATACGTGTCAAAACCGCAAAAAGGCAAACGCAAAAAATCCGGGGCATCACCCGGCCTCCGGGCCGGCTCCATTTTCCTTTCCTCACCGCCCGAGCCCCCGCGTGTCGGGGGCCGGGTGATGCCCCGGAAATCACCGCCATACTTGCGTACCATGTTTGGCTCGGGGAGAGCCAGACACGCAAGATGGCGATGCCCACAACGTGGAGGTCCGAATCGGACCACGGATAATAAGCCGGTGTGCACGGCGGCGCTTGCGCCGCGGCGGGCTTGATTCTCCTGCGGCGGCTCTTGAGGCGGGGCAGCTGCGAGAGCCGCCGTGTGCGCCGGACGGAAAAAAGCGGGAAAGGAGGAGCCTTATGGAGCAGGCAAAGGACTGGAGAAAAACCAAACAGTACCGGGAACTGAAAAAGTCCATGCTGGATAATCTGGAAGCCAGAGGCCTTTTGGAAAAAGCGTACACCGACAAAGTGGAGGAATATTTGGATTTTTGGTGCAGGCGCCAAGAACTGCAAGCGGACGTTGCCGAAAGAGGGCTAACCGTGGAGGACGATCGAGGTCGGATCACGGAAAACCGCAGCGTGTCCCTGGAAGTGCAGGTGGCCAGGCAGATGTTAGCCGTGTGGACAGCATTGGGCTTTAAGGACGCAGCAACCAAATCCGACACGCCGGGAGGCGGAGACGATGAGCTGTGAACTGCCCCGGGCAGTGCTGAACTACTTGGAAGCTGTGGAAGCGGATACGCCCAGGGCCTGCCCAGAACAACACGCCCTGGCGGCACACATCCGAAAATGTTTCGCAGACGAAGACATTCATGTGGACACGGAACAGCTGCGGCGCTATTTGAGCCTGCCCCGGTATTTCCCGTATAAGCAACTTTTTCCCTGGCAGGAATTTTCAATTGCGCTTTGGGACTGCACTTACACAACAGAAGGCCGACCCAGGTGGAAAACCTTTTTTGCCATGGTTGGGCGCGGCGCCGGGAAAGACGGCCTGATCGCTTTTGACTCTATGTGCTCCGTGTCTCCTTACAACCCGGTCAAGCACTACAACGTGGACATTTGCGCCAACAACGAGGAGCAGGCCATGACGCCGGTGCTGGATCTGGTAGAGACACTGGAAAGCCCAGACCATGAGAAAAAGCTGAAGCGCTTTTTTTACCACACCAAGGAGCTGGTACAGGGCCGGGAAAACAAAGGCGTTATCAAGGGGCGGACAAACAACCCCAAAGGCCGGGACGGCATGCGCTCCGGCAAAATAATCTTTAACGAAGTCCACCAGTTTGAAAATTACAACAACATTAAGGTGTTTGTCACAGGCCAAGGCAAAGTGGCCCAGCCCAGGGTGGGTATCTTTACATCTAACGGTGAGGTCAATGACGGGCCGCTGGACGATTATCTGGCCCGGGGGCGGCGCATCCTCTTTGAGAACGAGCCGGATAACGGATTTTTGCCGTTTATCTGCTGCTTGGAAACGAGGGAGCAGGTGCATGACCCGGACAACTGGTACATGGCCAACCCGTCTCTCTATTTTCTGCCGGACTTAAAGCAGGAGACTGCGGACGAGTACCGGGACTGGGTGGAGCACCCGGAGCAAAACGGCGATTTTTTGACAAAGCGCATGGGCCTCCGGGCAGGCTATCAGGAGATCAGCGTGACGGATTACGAAAAAATATTGAAAACAAACCGGCCGCTGCCGGATATGCAGGGCTGGACCTGTACGGTGGGGCTGGACTACGCAGAGCTGAGCGATTGGGCGGGCGTCAACCTCCATTTCCGGCGGGGGGCCGACCGGTATGATATCAACCACGCATGGCTGTGCCGACAGTCCAAGACGCTGCCGAGGGTCAAGGCTCCATGGCAGACATGGGCGGAGGAAGGGCACTTGACAGTGGTGGACGATGTGAGCATCAGCCCGGACCTGATCGCGGCCTATATCCAGAGCGCCGCCCAAAAGTACAACATCAAGGCGCTGGCTATGGACCATTACCGCTGGACGCTGGTTGCGGAAAGTATGCGGGCTATCGGCTTTGACGCGGCGGATAAAAGCCGGGTAAAGCTGGTGCGGCCCTCGGACATTATGCAGGTGGAGCCGGTCATACAGGAGTGCTTTGACCGGGAGCTATTTTGCTGGGGCAACAACCCGTGCCTCAGGTGGGCGGTCAACAACACCAAGCGGGTGCGGAGCTCGCGAAAGCTGGGCGTGGACACCGGCAATTTTATCTACGCAAAGATCGAGGCAAAAAGCCGAAAGACAGACCCCTTTATGGCGCTGGCGGCCAGCATGACCATTGAGCCGCTGCTGGGCACCGGCACGCCGCTGGCGGCGCCGATGATGGGGGCCATCAGACTATGACGGTCCGAATCGGACCGGAGAAAGGCTGACTATGGGATTGAGATTTTTTGAATGGCTGGCGGGAAAGGGCGGACGAACCGCCACGGCAGAGGTCACGTGCCAAGAGCTTTTTGACGCGGCGGCGGACCTGCAGATACGGCAGCTATGCTTTTGGACCTGCGCCAACATGGTGGCTAACGCCATCGGACGGTGCGAGGTGCGAGTATTCCGGGGCGGCGAAGAAACGCAGGACCGCGAGTACTACATGTGGAACTACGAGCCGAACCTAAACGAAAACAGCACGATGTTCTGGCACAAGGCTGTTGGCAAACTCTACACGGACAATGAGGCTCTGATCGTATCGAGCAGGCGGCGGGACACCGGGACGGATGCCGTGCTTGTGGCGGACAGCTGGCAGCAAAACACCCACTGGGCCGTGCGGATGAACGAGTACACCGGAGTAACGGTGGGGGACACCGCCTACGATAAGACGTTCCGCGAAAACGAGGTGCTGCACCTAAAGCTCCACCACAACGCCATGCGGCCGGTGATCGACGGGCTGTATGCCTCCTATTACAGGCTGGCAAGAGCGGCCATGCGCGCTTACCAATGGGATCGTGGGCAGCACTGGAAAGTCCATGTCAACCAGATCGCAGCGGGCACGCAGGACTTTGAGGCAAAATTTGCAAAGATGATCGCCGAGCAGATCAAGCCCTTTTTTGACAGCGACGCGGCGGTGCTGCCGGAATTTGACGGATACAGCTACGAGCGCTCCGATGGCGGCAGCTCCGGCAGCAGCAAAAGCGGAGACAGCCGGGACATCCGAAATCTTATTGAGGACATTTTTGATTTTACGGCAAGGGGCTTTCTCATCCCGGCGGTGCTGGTCAACGGCACCGTGCAGGGGACCGCGGACGCCAACAGCCGCTTTTTGACCCAGTGCATCGACCCCATCTGCGACCAGTTACAGGAGGAGATCACCCGCAAGCGCTACGGCTATGACGGGTGGAAGCAGGGCAATTTTGTCCGGGTGGATTCCTCCGCCATCCTCCACTTTGACATTTTTGCCAACGCGGCCAATGTGGAAAAGCTGGTAGGCAGCGGCGCCTTTAGCGTCAACGATGTGCTGCGGGCCACCAATCAGGCGGCCATCGGCGAGGATTGGGCCAACGAGCATTTTTTGACCCTTAACATCGCAAAAATACAAGAGGCCGCCCAGCAGCTTGGCGGCGAGAAAGGAGCGGGCAATGAGTAATCAGCCGGACAGAAGGATGTGGGAGCTGAAGCAGCGGGCGGAGGACGCCGGAACGCTGGAGCTCTACATCTACGGCGACGTGGAGGGCGACAGCCAGAATTTTTGGACGGGCGAGGTCATCCGCAGCGAGACCAGCGCCAAGGCGCTGCGGGACGCGCTGGCGGAGTACCCGGACGCCAAGGAAATTGCCATCTATATCAACAGCGCAGGCGGCAGCGTGACAGAGGGTACAGCCATCTATAACCAGCTCAAGCGGCACAGCGCCCACAAGACGGTGTATGTGGACGGATTTGCGTGCTCTATTGCATCGGTCATCGCCATGGCGGGAGACACGGTGATCATGCCCCGGAACACCATGATGATGATCCACAACATGAGCATGGGCATTTACGGCAATGCGGCGGAGCTGCGAAAAGCGGCGGACGATCTGGACGCCATCAATGAGGCGGGCATGGCGGCGTACCTCCAAAAAGCCGGGGACAAGCTGGACGCCGGGAAGCTAAAGGAAATGTATGACGCCGAGACGTGGCTGACCGCTGCGCAGTGCATGGAGCTGGGATTGGCCGACCAGTACGCGGACAAGGACGCGGACATGAGTCAGGCGGCGGACATTATGCAAAAGGCAAATTTGGCGCTGGAGCAGCGCATCCGTGTGCAGAAAAGCCTTGCCGCCCAGCTGCGGCAGCTGACCGCCGCGCCGGAAACGCCGCCTGCTCCCCCAACCCAGAAAACGCCGGAGCAGAAAAACCGTATTATGAGCCTGTTTGGCTGAAAATTGAAAGGAGACGAACATGACAAACAACAACGATATCCGGAGCCGCGAGGTGCTGCGGGGCCTCATCCAGAAGGCCGTTAAGGACAACGACGCCGAGGCATTTCAGGCGGCCTTTGACGAAATGCTCCAGCGGGTGGGCCTTGACGTTAAGCAGGAGTACGAGCAGCAGATGAGCGACCTGCGGCAAGAGATGGACAGCCGCATCCTGACGGCCCGGGGCGTGCACCAGCTCACCGCCGAGGAGAAAACCTATTACCAGAAACTGGACGAAGCCATGAAGGCGCTGGACCCCCGGCAGGCCGTGACCGGCATGGACGCCGTGATGCCCAAGACGGTGATCGACTCCGTTTTTGAGGATCTGCAGACCAACCACCCCCTGCTGAGCCGCATCAATTTTCGGGCCACCGGCGGCGCCGTGGAGATCATGGTCAACACCAACGGCTATGAGGAGGCGGCATGGGGTGACCTGTGCGACGACATTGTTAAGGAGCTGACCAGCGGCTTTAAGAAGATCAACACCCAGCTCCTCAAGCTCAGCGCATTTTTGCCGGTGTGCAAGGCCATGCTGGACCTTGGCCCGGAGTGGCTGGACCGCTATGTGCGTGAGATTTTGTACGAGGCATTTGCCAACGGCATGGAGGCGGGCCTTGTGGCGGGTGACGGCGACAAAAAGCCCATTGGCATGACCCGTCAGGTGGGCGACAACGTGACCCGCTCCGGCAATGCTTACCCGGAAAAGGCCGCCGTAAAGGTCAGCGACCTGAGCCCCGTGACGGTGGGCAATCTGATCTCCATTCTGGCGGCGGACCCCAACGGCAAGGCCCGCCGGGTGCAGAACGTCATTCTGCTGGTCAACCCGCAGGACTACTACCAGCGGGTCATGCCCGCCACCACGCTGATGGCGCCGGACGGTACCTACCGCAATGACGTGATGCCCTATCCCATGACCATTATCCAGACCCCTGCACTGAGCCGGGGCAAGGCGGTGATCGGTCTTGCGGACCGGTATCTGGCGCTGGCTGGCACCGCCACTAATGGCCGCATTGAGTACAGCGACCACTACCATTTCCTGGAAGACGAGCGGGTCTACCTCATCAAGGGTTACGCCAACGGTATGCCTCTGGACAACAACGCCTTCCTGCTGCTGGATATTTCCGGCCTGAAGCCCGCCACGTGGAAAGTGACGCAGGTGACGGAGACCACGGCCTCCGATGACGCCACGCTGAGCGCCCTCTCTATCGGGTCTCTGGCGCTGTCGCCCACCTTTGCGGCGGGCACCGTGAGCTACACGGCCGCGACCACCAACGCAACCAACACCATCACTGCCGTGCCTGCTGACGCCGGGGCCGAGATCGAGGTGCTGGTGAACAACGCCAAGATCGACAACGGCAGCGCCGCCACGTGGCAGACCGGCAGCAACACCGTTAAGGTCAATGTGACCGCCGCTGACGGTACCTCCAAAAAGACCTACACCGTCACCGTGACCAAGTCCTGATGGCGGAGCGCGGCAGCCTGCCGGACGGGCTGCTGGCAGACGTCAAAAATTATCTGAGCATCACATGGAGCGATGAGGCAACGGACGCCAAGGTGTCCGGCCTCATTGCCTCCGGCATGGTGTACTTGGATGACAAGGCGGGGAGCCGGCAGGACTACACGGCGGACGGAAAGCCCCGGACGCTCTTGATGGAGTATGTGCGGTACGCCAGAGACAGCGCCATGGAGGTATTTGAGACCAATTATCAGGCACTGATTTTGGGGATGCAGACGGAGAGGCGGGTGAGCGCGTATGCCGTGGACGAGTCCGTACCGACCCCGCAGTGACGGGCGGGTGACGCAGGGCTTTGAGGATGGGATCGTGACCATCTGCACCGTGGAGGACGCGGCGGAGCCGGGCTACCAGCCAAAGCAGCAGCTTGCCGCCAAAATCAAGCTCCGGTACGAGGAGCGGCGGCTTGGCATCCAGCGCTATTACGAGGGGCGGCAAAATCAAGCCCAAATCGAGCGGGTGCTCCGGGTACCCAAGGCGCCAAACGTCAGCAGTCAGGACATTGCGGTGACAGAAGACGGTAAACAGTACCGCATTGACCTTGTGCAGACCAACACGGAAAGCTACCCGCCCAGCATGGACTTGACGCTCCTTAAAATTGAGCAGAGATACGAGGTGGGCCATGACATGGTATGAGCGCATTATCGCCGCCCACCGGGCGGTGACGGAGGCGGTGAGCCACGCGGCCCGCGTCAAGTCCGAGCGCTACTTTGTGTGGCAGGAGGACGGGTCTAATGACCTTGCCGGGGACAACGGCCACGGCGAGCGGGCCGTGACCGGCACCACGGACCTCTACACCAAACAGGAGCTGGACCCGTGGGCGGACGCGCTGGGGGAGAGCTTTGACGCCCACGGCATTGCGTGGGCGCTGAACTCCGTACAGTATGAGGCGGACACCGGATTTTATCACTATGAGTGGGTGTGGGAGGCGCTTTGATGGCGACTATCAGCTTTAAGGACGGGGAGGAGTACATTTTGAGGCTCAGCCGCCTTGAAAAAGAGGCTGTGGAAAAAGTTGTCGGCCCGGCCATCCACGATGGAGCAAAAATCGTGGCGGACGCCATCCGGACGGAGCTGCAGGCCGTGCCCACAGACGAGGGGTGGGGCACGCAGGAGCAGCCGGTGCGCGGCCCGAAAAAAACGCAAAAGGCCGCGCTTTTGGGCGTCCTTGGTATTACCACCATGCAAAAGGACAGCGAGGGCGTCTACAACGTTAAAATCGGCTTTGACGGGTACAACAACATCCGCTCCAAGCGCTGGCCGCAGGGACAGCCAAACCAGATGATTGCCCGGGCCATTGAGAGCGGCACCACATGGATGAGCAAAAACCGCTTTGTAGCCAGAGCGGTGAGCAAAAGCAAAAAGCAGGCCCTTGCCGCCATGAAAAAGCGGGCGGAGGGCGAAATCGAAAAAATTATGAAATGAGCGCGTGTCCGAATCGGACCGCGAGAAAGGAGCGCTGACATGGCAACAATAGGACTGAGCAAGCCGTATTACGCGATTTATTCCGCCACCGGCAGCACTGTGAGCTACAAGGATGGCGGCGTCATGGGCAAAGCAACGGAGGCCAATGTGGAGATCGAGACCACGGAGGACAACAATCTTTACGGTGACAACGCACTGGCAGAGACCGACCGCCGCTTTGCCAGCGGTACGCTGACCCTCTCCACCACGGACCTGAGCCAGACGGTAAGCGCCGCCATCCTTGGACTCAAAGAGGAGGCCATTACCGGCATCGAGGGCGTGACGGACACCAGCGTCAAAGAGATGATCTATGACGATAGGCAGGTAACGCCGTACCTTGGTGTGGGCTTTATCATCAAAAAACGGGTCAACGGCGTGGATATGTGGCGTGGAATGATCTTGACCAAGGTCATGTTTTCCGTTCCGGCGGACGCGGCCACCACGCAGGGCGAGAGCATCGAGTGGCAGACGCCGGAGCTGAGCGCCGCCATTATGCGGGATGAAAGCGAAAACCACACATGGAAAAAAGAGGCCACGTTTACAACGGAGACACAGGCAGAGGCTTACATCAAGGCCCGGCTTGGTATTACGGAGGCAGCATGAGGACAGCGACCATTGACATCTGCGGCCGAGAGCACCTGCTGTGCTTCTCCGCCCGGGTAGTCCGGGCGGTGACGGAGCGCTACGGCGGCATGGAGCACATTGACGAGGCGCTGACCGCCGAGGACCCGGTCAAGGCGCTGGACGAAGCGGTTTGGCTGCTGTCGGCCATGATGGACGGTGGGGCACGATACGCCAAAGTCAATGACATTGAGACCGCGCCGCCCCTGACAGCAGACGAGCTGCTGGACGTACTGGACATCGGCGATTTTGCAGAGCTGCGGGAAAAGATCGCGGAGACCGTGACCAACGGCATGAGCCGGCACGTGGAGGCGGACCCCGGAAAAAACGCGGAAACCACTCCGGCAGCCCCTTAGCGCCGGAGTGGTTTTTGTGGTACGGGATGGCGGTGGGCCTTACGTACAGCGAGGCACTGACCATCCCATTTGGGGAGCTGCTGGACTACATTGCCATTGAGCAGATCAAGCGGGAGGGCTGCAAGCTCCGCCAAGTCCTGACCGATGAAGAAATCATACCGGATGTGAGGTGAGACTATGGCGGCTGATATTGGCCCCAAAATCGGCATAGACGGGGAAAAAGAATTTAGAGACGCGCTGAACTCCATGGGACAGCAGCTTAAGACCCTTGGAACGGAAATGAAGGCAGTGACCTCTGCCTTTGACGTTGATAACAACAGCCAGAAAAAATTAGCATCGCAGTCCGACATACTGAGCCGACAGTTAGAGGTCCAGCAGCAGCGCATCACGGAGATTCAAAAGGCGCTGGATTATGCTAAATCCAATTACGCGGAGAACAGCAACGAGGTGCAGCGGTGGCAGCAGGCGCTGAACAATGCCACGGCGGACATGAACAAGACAAAAGCCGCTATCAAGAACCTTGGAGACGAAAGCGGGAAAAGCGGGGAAAAGGTCAGCACATTCGGCGAGGTGCTGAAGGCCAATCTGCTGAGCACCGCAATTGTCGAAGGCGTCAAGACGATTACCGACGCCATCAAAAATATGGCCGGTGAGTTTATCGACTCTGCGGCCACAGTCAAGGCGGAAACGGCAGCATTTGAGCAGACCTTCGGGGACTTTGCCGGAACAGCAACAGCGGCCATTGGCCGAGTTGCTGACAGCTCCGGCATCCTGCAAACGCGGCTCAACACCATAGGCAGCAAAATCTATGCGTTTGCCAGATCGTCCGGCGGCGACGTTGAGCAGAGCATGTCCCTGATGGAGCGTGCTCTCCAGGCGGCAGCGGACAGCGCGGCATACTACGATACCAGCGTGGAGCAGGCAACGGAATCCCTCCAATCGTTTTTAAAGGGCAACTATGCCAACGATGCAGCGCTGGGCCTGTCTGCCACGGAGGCCACCCGAAATGCGGCGGCTATGAAACTGTTCGGTGACGCGTTTAATAATTTGTCGGAGATCCAGAAGCAGGAAACACTGCTCCAAATGGTGCTGGATGCTCAGAAGCTTTCCGGCGCTATGGGGCAGGCGGCCCGTGAGGCTGACGGCTGGGAAAACGTGATGGGCAACCTGTCGGAGACATGGAGACAGTTTCAGGCAAATGTGGGAGCGCCGGTGCTTGAAAACCTTGTCCCCATTATCCAGAACATCACAACGGCGCTGCAAGGCTGGATCGACGGCGTGGACTGGGACGCTTTTACGGCGGACGTCAACAACTTTGTGGACACCATTTTAAACAACGGTGACTTGATTCTCTCTATTATTGCGGGAATCGGCGCGGCCTTTGTGACTTGGAATGTGGCATCCTTAATCAACGGTGCGGTCAATGCAATCAAGGCATTTCAGGCGGCGAATGAAGGCGCTACCGTTGCGCAGGCCGCGCTGAATCTGGTTATGTCGGCGAATCCAATCGGGATTGTTGTTACGGCGATTGCAGCACTTGTCACCGGCCTTATTGCGTTTTACAAAACGAATGACGAATTCCGGGAAAAGGTCAATGCGGCATGGGCAGCGGTGAAAACGGCGGTGCTTAACGCTTGCACAGCTTTTGAAAACGCTGTTGACAAGTTTTTTGACAAGGTCGTGGAAATTGGAAACGCTGTGGTCAGCTTTTTCAAATCGGTCCCTAAACAGATGGTTGAAATCGGCAAAAATATTGTCATGGGGCTATGGGATGGCATCAAGGCTATGGCCAGTTGGATCGGAGACAAGGTATCCGGCTTTTTTGGCGGTATTGTGGACAGCGTCAAGGGTATGCTGGGGATCCACTCGCCGAGCCGGGTATTTGCGGGTATCGGCAAAAATATGGCGCTGGGACTGGGCGAGGGTTTTGACAAGCAGATGCAGGGCGTGTCCGCCAGCATCCAGAGCGCCATCCCCACGCCGACGGTGGATACCGTGTACAACGCGGCGGCCGGGATGGTCAACGGCCTTGCGGCGGCCAACGCCGGCAACGGAGGCAGCTACACGATCAATCTGGTGCTGCAAAACGGCGCACAGATCGCAAGCTGGCTGCTGCCGGACATCCGCACAGCGTCCAAAAACAACCCGGAGGTGGCAACGGCATGACACAGCTTATCGTAGGCGGCGTGTATCTGCCGCAGACCAGCGGGGACAAGTACCAATGCTATCCCGGCGAGCTTAACGTGACGGTGGAGATGATCTCCGGTCGGACGGTGATTGAGCAGCGGGGACACGTGCAGATGATCTCTTACAGCTACGATTATCTGGGCAACGATCTCTGGCGGCGGCTGGCGGCGGTGCTGCGGAGCGGCAAATCCTTTCCTGTGGTGTATCTCCCGGACGATGGAGACACCATGCGGAGCGGCACGTTTCTTTTAGACAGCCTGACCCAGCCGTTTTACGCCTTCGACCGCAACGGCGTTGGGCTGTGGCACAACATCGCCTTCACCCTGCGGGAGGAGGCACCTCATGATTAAGACGTCTGAGACGTTCCGAGCGGCCATCGTGGGCAGTCCCCGGCGCATCGAGATCTTGGCGGTGGTGGACATCTCTGACCCGGATACGGTATTCGGCACGGTGTCCGGGTCGACTCTGGCACCGTGGAGCAAAAAAGAGGATCTACATGACCACAACTTTGACCCGCCTGCACGGTACGCCACGTTAGAGCGGGACCGGTGGGCGCTGGATGGCTCCTTTGACGTGTTCCCGAACGATTTCAAGGTGACGGCGCACATGGGGACCGCCACGGACGCCCTCTCCGGGGAAGACGGCACGTTTTCCCCGGCGGTGTGGACGCAGCTCAATTTTTCCGGCGTGGATATTCTTCAGGCGGCCAGCGTGTTTTTCTCCACTGACCCGTTGGACGGGTACCCGGTGGATTTCACGGTGGAGGTGCTGCAGGGCGGCACGGCGTATTTTACCAAAAAAATCACCGGGAACAAGGCGAAGTCCGTGGCGGTGGACGGGTTTTCCGTCTACAACCCGGACGCCATCCGGGTGACGTGCACCAAATGGTCACGGCCCGGGCGGCGGATGCGGCTGGTGGAGATCCTGCCGGGGATCTATGAGCAGTGGGACGGCAATATGCTGGCGGAGTTTAGCGTCAAGCAGCAGGGCAACGTAGGCTGTACGGCGCTGCCGTACGGCACGTGCACCATCAAAATGGACAATGCTAACCGGCGGTTTGAGCCGCGGAAGAAAAACGGACTGTTTCAATCCATCGAGGACCGGCAGGGCATTGAAATTTTCATCGGCGTGCGGAACGCCAACGGCGCCGTGGAGCGGTGCAAGCTGGGAACGTACTACCAGTACGGCGACGGCTGGAAGACCGGCGACAACAACATTACCATGCAGTGGTACCTCGTGGACATCATCGGCCTTTTAGCGGATCGGGAATTTATTCCGCCGTCGACGCTCCCCACCACCCTTGGGGGGTGGCTGAGCGCCCTGACGGGGCAGCTGGGCGTCAACTTTAAGGACTGCTGGCACGCGGACAGCAATTACACGGCGCTGCCGGTAACGGTAAGCAACCGCGAGGACGTGCAGGGCAAAAAATGCGGGGACATTATCCGCTGGGTGTGTATGGCTACGGGGACATGGCCCCGGGCGGACGCGGCCACGGGAGACCTGACAGCGGAGCCGCTTTGGAGCGAGGGCAACAAGCTGACCTTGGACAACCTGACCGCGTACCCCACCATGAGCGCCAACGAGAGCATTGCGGCTATCATTTTTACCCTTAACGATGGGAGCAACACGCAGTACATTGTCTCCGGCAACTCCACCAGCAGCTCCAGCACGGTGAGCGTGCAAAACCCGTTTATCAAGACGCAGGCGCAGGCGCTGGCGGCGGCCAAAAATATTTTGGCAACCTACGGCGGCAACGTGCTGGACCTGACGGGCCGGGGCGACCCGTCCAGCGAGATCGGGGACGTGGACACGGTGTGGCTGGACGAGAGCCAAGCCACTACGGCACGGCGGATCATGCAGACGTTTTCCATCTCGTCCGGGGTGCTGCAGGGCTGCCAGAGCCAGCTATTGCAGGCAGACGGCGCGTTTTTATTCACCGGCCGGGAGGTCATCACCACACCCGGCACGTGGAAGGCCCCGGCGGGCAAGAAGTCTCTGCGGGTCATTCTTGTGGGCAAGGGCGGCAACGGCACGGGAGGAACTGACGGCACGTGGGAATACGCAGGCAATGACGGTACAGACGGTTTAGGCGGTCTGGTTTGGACGGGGACCATCAATATTAACGATCATCAGGCATTTGAGGTGAGCCTTGGCGAACATACTGTTTTTGGCGCGTATAGCTCCGCCAACGGGAAACAGTACGAGAACGGCTATACGGATGTAGCCAGCGGCGATAGCTTTGCCCGTACGGGCGTGAAATATCCAAGGCCGGGAACCGGAGACGGCGGGGCAAAAGGACTTGGCGGCGTGAAAGGCGAACGCGAAAAAATCAAGTGGAAGGACGAATCGGGCGCATCACACAGCTATTGGAAGGTCTACCAAGAGCCAGGGCCAGGACAAGCCGGGACACCCGGCGCATTGGGCTGCGTGGTGATCTACTATGACAAGTGAGCGGTCCGATTCGGACACGGGAGGGCGTATGGCGTTTGATTTTTCCACACTCATTACTGACCGAGGGCCGGGAACGTTTTACAACGTTTCTGATCTCAACCGGGTTGGCGAGGCGGTGCGGTATCTGGCGGAGCGGTTTACCGGCTATGGCTACGCCGTAACGGTCAACCCCAAGACGGACTGGACGGAGGACAATGTGCCAACGCGGAAGCAACTGGAAACGTACCGGCGGAATATCGCGGAGCTGCGGCGGCAGCTTACAGTGATGGCGGCCACGCCGGAGACGCCAGAGACCATGCGGGCGCTAAATTACGTCAAGGCCAACAACATTGAGCGTATTTTGCAGGACCTCGACACCCTTATCACCAACATGGAGCAGGCGTGGTTTTTCTCCGGCGATCTGTACGCCGGAGAGACCTGAAAGGAGACAATATGCAGGACAGAGTACCACTTTATCCGGGGCGGGTGACGCTGACCCCGGTGGCCGGACAGGAAAACACCTTTGATATGGCCCGGGCCGACCAGCCCACGCAGGAGGGGACGCCGATCAATAAGGCCACATTGCTCAAAGATGTGACTGCCTCTATTTTAGGCTTGCCCAATACTGCGGTCCCAGATGATGCTTTTTTAGCGCTGACTATCGGCATTGGCACCTATGGCTACCGGGTCAAAATCCAGCTTGCGGACGGGACGCCTGTGGAGGGGGCAACGGTCAGCGGCATTACGTCCCTGACCGGCTCCACGCTGGTAAGTGGGGCAGACGGCATTGTTTTGGGTAAATCCACCAGCCAGACTGTGACTATTAGCTGCACCAGCCCCTATATCGACCAAGCGGCCCCGGCCAGCCAGAGCGTCACCGCCACGGGGACGATTACCGATGTGACGCTGACGCTGACCTCTATCACGGATATGATTACCGTAACAAGCAGCAAGACCACAAAAGTTTCTCCCATGGCAAAGACCATGGACGTCACCGCTGTCGGAGGTGGCGGAGGTGGCGGCGGATACAACCAAAACTCAAGATATGATGGTGCCGGTGCTGGTGGTGGTGGTGGATATGTCTCGACAAAGATTGGTGTAGAGTGTGTTGATAAATTGCTCAAAATTACAATTGGCGGAAGGGGCTGGGGGTCAAATTATGCGGATGGTAATGTTTCAGCTGGCGGGAACGGTGGAGATACATCGTTGCAAATTGATGGGGTATCAGCCCTTACCGCAAATGGCGGTAAGGGTGGTGCAGGCGGCTCATCAGGCCCAACAGCGGGCGGAAGCGGAAATGGAAGCGGTGGCAATGGCGGAAGATATAGTGATGTTGCACAACCGGGTGGTTCCGGTTCTGGTTATATTTTTAACGATTCCAACCTTGGACGCGCCGGTGGTGGAGGCGGTGGGGGAGGATTTTCCGGCAATAATGCTACTGATGCAACAGCCAAAAGTGGCGGCTTACCGTATGGGGGAAAAGGAGGGACACAAGAAGGAACGTATTCCGGGACTTCCGGCATTGGCCCGGGTGGAGGTGGCGGCGGCGCTGGTGGTAGTAATGGCAACGGCGGCGCTGGCGGCTCTGGCCAAATGTATCTCCGCTTCCATTTTTAAGGGGGTGTGATTATGGATTACTGCATTGTCAACAGTGAGGGCATCATCGTCAATATCATCGTGTGCGAGGACGCCGCCACGGCGGCAGAGTTCGGGGCCGTGGAGAGCTACGAGGGAGCGCATATCGGGGGACAATATGACCCGCCTATCCCCGTGACCCAGCTTGACCGCATCGAGGCGCAGAGCGTTTACACCGCCATGATGACCGACACGCTGATGGAGGGCTGAGATGAAAGAGAAAATCGCAAGATGGTACGCGCAGGGGCTTTGGAGCCGGGACATGGTGCTGAACGCCGTAAAAAAAGGCGTTCTGACCGATGGGGAGGCGGGGGAGATTCTCAGCGGCGGGGCAACTGCACGAGAGTAAGTCGGATTTTTAATCCTTAAGCTGCAAATTAAGGAGCGTGACGCATGGAAAATGCATGGTCTGTATTTTTATCCGCCGCATTAGGCGGGAGCGGCCTCGTGGGGCTGGTGGTGTGGGGTATCAAGCGGCGGGTAGAGCAGCGGGCAGCCGTGCAAGCGGCGGAGCTGGCAAAAAAAGAGGACACCCGGCAAAAAATCGCCGCCGTGTTGGAGCACAATCAGCGGGTAGACAAGACGTTAGAGGGCATGGCAAAGGAAAACACCCTGCAATGCTACTGCCTGCTGGCGGCTCTGCGAGGATTGGAGGAGCAAGGCTGTGACGGTCCGGTTAAGGACGGTATCAACCGGCTGGAAAAGCACTTAAACAAAAAAGCACATGAGGTGGCGTAACCACCGGAAAGGAGCGCACATATGCTGGAATTGCTGAGGAAACGGGCGGCAAACCTGCTGTCTGTCAAGAGTCTCGTGACCCTGACGCTGACCGCTGTATTTGCGGTGCTGGCGCTGCGGGGTACGGTCAGCGGGACGGAGTTTCTGACCATCTTTACAACGGTCATTGCGTTTTATTTTGGCACGCAGAGAGTGGCAGAGGACAAGTCCTGACTGCTCCCGCAGGGGGGCAGGCCCCTGCCACGGGCAAGGGGTAGGTATCTTTGGCGCAAAGATGCCTCCCCCTTAGACCCCCACCAGAAACATGGGGGACGCCACCGTCCCCCATACCCCCTCTTGGCACAAAGGGACGAGGACTGCGGCCCTCTCCCCTTTGGAAACCCCTCTCCCGGAGACGGGGGACGAGGGCCGGGGCTGCGGCCCCCGCCTTTGGAAACCAGACCCCGGAGACGGGGGACGAAGAACGGAAAAACGGCTGAAAAGCCGCGAAATTTGAAAGGAGCACAAATATGGAAAAGTACATCAAGGCATCTGACGGTAAGGACATCCGCATTTCCACCCGGCCCGAACCCTACGGCGGCGCGGACTACGGCGCACCCATCCCCATGATGGACCCTGACCCTTCCCGGGCGGACACCACCATCACGGCAGGCGGCTTTGAGCTGTCCTACGATAGCAAGGGCTACTGCTACAAGCGGGTGCGGGTCCATGGTTGATACGTTTGCCTGCGCCAAAGCGCAGGTGTACCACAACACGGCCAAAAAGTCCCCGGCGCAGATCAAGGCGGAAACCGGGTGCAGCCACATTATCAACGGGTATCTCTTTAACGGCAAATTTCAGCCGGTTGGGTGGACGGTGATCGACGGCAAGATCATCAGCCGGGACGCATACCGGGATTGGGGCCTCTCCATCGGCAATGACAACAAGCCCCGTATGCTGACGGACCGGGGCGGGAGCTTTCTTTCCGGCGTGCCGATCCTCAAGGGCGGGGCCAAGCTGTACCGGGATCTGACGCCGGACGTGGCCCGGTCCGCTGCCCGGACCGCTATCGGCTGGCTTGCCAACGGCAAGGTGGTGCTGTGGTGCGACAAGACCGCCATGACGCGGGAGACGCTGCAAAATAAGCTCTTGGGGCTGGGCGTGGAGGATGCGCTGATGCTGGACGGGGGCGGCTCTACACAAGGCATTTTCCCGGGGGGCAAGGTGATCAGCAGTCGCAAGGTGCCGACGCTGATGCTCTTTTGGGAGGAGACCCCGGCCAAGGCGGAGGACCCGGCCATTGCGTGGGGCAAGGCTCGCGGCCTGCTGACGGACGCCAACGCCGGGGAGACCGTGACCCGCGCCGACATGGTCCGGGCGCTGTATCAGATCTGGTGGGATAACCATGGTTGAGATCAACGCCTACAGCAAGGCCAGCGACGGGGCCAAGCAGCTTTCCGCTCATTTTAAGGTGCGGGAGTTTGCGTGCCGCAGCGGGGCGGACGCCGTGCTGATCGCACCGCGTCTTGTCATGGTGCTTGAGTCCATCCGCGCCCACTTTGGGGCGGCAGTCACCATCAACAGCGGCTACCGGACGCCGGAGTACAACGCCAAGGTGGGCGGCGCGGCTCACAGCCAGCACTGCTATGGCATGGCGGCGGACATCGTGGTCAAGGGGCAGACGCCGGAGGCCGTGGCGGCGTTTGCAAGGACGCTTATGCCCGATTGGGGCGGGGTGGGCGTCTACAAGAGTTTTACCCACATCGACGTCCGGGAGGCCCGCGCCGACTGGACGGGCTAAGCTAAGAGAGGAGGCCGGAGGATGACAACATCCACGCGGTACGCCGCGCTCTGCAAGTCCGGGGCAGTATGGACCGAGCACATCGAGACATCCGGGCGCTGTTGTCATCTATGGCGCCCCGGCGGGCCGAGGAGGCTGTGCGGCGGGTAGGTCTGCCCGCAGACGAGGAGGCGGCGGTGCTGGCGGTGGACGTCCACGGCCAGAGCTGCCTGCAGACCGCACAGCGGCTCCATGTCAGCGTGGATGGGCTTGCCAAGATCCGGCGGCGGGCCTATGCCAAGCTGGCGGACGATATCAAAGGATAGCAAGAGGGCGTGTCCGATTCGGACACGCCCCTCTTGCTTATTTGGCTTACCAGATCAGGTCAAACTGCTCATCAATGGGATTGCTGGTCTCAACATTGTAATAGTCTCCGTCATTATAACGGGCTTCGAGGAGCTCCTCGCCAGCGAGGCCTTCGGCGTCATCGGAGACGTCAAAGACAACAGGGATGCCAAGCTCTTTGGCGGCTGCCAGAGTATGATGCTTATCGTTTTGCATTGCGTATTCCACGCCATCAATAACGCCAACGTAAGTGCAAGGGATAACAACCTCAGACACGCCTACAAGCTCCGCTTTTTTGGCCTCAACGATTTCCGGGTCAATGTAATGCTGGCTGCTAATGTACGTCATGATTTTTACCTCCCGGGCTGTGCCACTCTTGATGATATAAATATACCATAAATGGTCTATTTAGTCAAGAGGTTTAGTCGAAATTTTTGGAAAAATTTAAGAAAAACGCGGTCCGATTCGGACACGGCTCCCCTTATTTTTCTTCCCAAGCTACCAGCGTCCACCCCTTATACGTGGACACCGTGCATGGCTTCCCGTTTGCTCTGCGGAAACGCCCCTCCATAGAGCGTTTGATCTGGCGGAAGCCGGAGGAAATAGCGGCGGCGCTTTGCTCCGTCGGCTCCATGCCAAAGTCGGAGGTGTGCTGCCTGGCCCAGTCCGTCAGATTGGTCACAACAACCGGCTCACCGTCCGGCGTGCGCAGGTGCCAGATCTTGGCGTTTCGATTCTGCGGCCCACGCTGGCCTCCCGGCAATTTTTGTGCAGCTAACGTGCCGTTTTTAAGATTTCCGGTTTTTTCGGCGGCCAGTCTTGCGGATACGTGCTTATCTTGGCTCCATTTGTTCTGCTTGCCTTTATGCGACCTGGATTTTTGGACGCTGGAGCACGCTTTGGAGCAGGTAATTTTTTTGCTTGATGGCGCGGCGTTAAATTCCGCCCCGCATATGGCGCATTTGCGGATCATCCCCTTACGCCTCCGGGTGCCGGCGGCCAAAGGACACGCCATCATCATAGGCGGTTTTGAGCATGGCCATAACCTCGCCAATGTCCTCCGCCGTGTGGGTGTCCCACCAGTGGGGGGGGATGCGCTCCATGAGCTTAGACATGGTGGTGGGATAACGCCGCCAGCCGCTATACTCGCAGGCCTGCTCCTTTTTCAGCTCGCGCCGCCGCTCGTCTGCGGTCAGGGCCTCGTAAGCGTCGGGGCTAAAGATGTCCTTAGCCTTGAGCTTGCGGCCGGTGGGGGCAATGTCATCCATGCGGCAGCCAAAAATACCGGCCAGCTTGCGGAGGGTGTCCACATCGGGGCGGATAGCCCCGCGCTCCCAGCGGGAGACGTTGGTTTGCTGGACGCCCATGGCGGCGGCCAGCTCCGCCTGCGTCATGCCGCGCTCCAAGCGATACTGTTTAATGGTCATCATAATGGTTTGTCCTCCTATCTTATCTTAGCAAAAGCTCTCGGCGACCTTGCGGTCGGTGGTGTACCAGTACTTGTTCTGAGCGTCCCAGCTAAAGCCGGCGCGCTTGATCTCCTTGCGGGCGGCGTAAGTGTTGCCGATGACAACCCAGCCCCGAAGCCCGTTGAGGGCCATGGCGGCCTTGACAGTCAGCTCTACGCCGTTGATGGTGCGGGTGTAGCTGCTGGCCAGCTTGCTGACGTTGACGATGGCCTTCTTGGCAGCCTCCCAAGCGCGGTGAAGGCAGACGGAGAAGCTGAGGGACACGGTCCACTTTTTGGACTGGTTGAACAGGTTCCATGCGGCCTTCATGATCTCACTCTTGCTGTACTTCATTTTCGTTTCCTCCTAAGCTTTTAGCTCCTCTTGATGATATAAATATACCACAGATGGTCTATTTAGTCAAGAGCTTTTGCGAAAGTTTTTAAAAAATTTTATGGCAGTTTGAGGGCAGAATACAGGCAGTTTCCGGGCAGTTTGGCTACCCGGATTTTTGCTACCATAAGGGCAAGACAAGGAGGTGCGCGATGTACGACCGACTGCTTGCCATCGGCTACACGGAGCAGATGGCAATGGATATTTTAAGGCTGTTCCCGGACCCGGAGGAACTGCGGACCTACGTGTATTTTGCGGAGCTGTTCCATGTTTAGCTATTTTAACCAAAACCCCTGCGGGAAAAATGTGGGGGACTGCACCGTGCGGGCTATCTCCAAGGCCACCGGCAAGGACTGGGGCGAGACGTATCTGCGATTGTGCATCCAAGGGTATCTTGACGGTGATATGCCCTCCGCCAACGCTTGCTGGGGGCGGTATCTCCACAGCATCGGGTACAAGCGGTATATCGTGCCGGACACCTGCCCGGATTGCTACACGGTGGGACAATTTGCGGAGCAGCACCCGACAGGGACGTATATTTTAGCGTTGTCCGGCCACGTAGTCTGCGTACAGGACGGGGTAATCTGGGATAGCTGGGACAGCAGCAACGAGACAATCTTATATTACTGGGTCAAGGAGGATGATTGACATGGCATACACACCTTACGGCTGGCAAAATCCCTATTACGCGCCGCCTATGCCGGATAACCTCATGCAGATGCGCCAGCAGCAGATGCAGTCCATGACGCCTCAGATGCCGCAGGCTCCGCAAAACCCGGTGGCGCAGAGCGGCGTCCAGTGGGTGGCCGGGGAGCAGGAGGCCCGCAACTGGATGATCGCGCCTAACGCCGCCGTGGCGCTGTGGGACAGCACGGCTCCCACCGTGTATCTCAAGCAGGCGGACGCCAGCGGCAAACCGTCCCTTAAAATTTATGACCTCGTAGAGCGCTCTCAGACGCCGCCTGCCGCACCGCAGGCTAAGGCCGTGGATTTTGTCACGCGGGAGGAATTTGACCGTCTGGCGGCGCTTGTGGGCGAAATTCGAGGGAAAGAAAGGCCCGCGAAGAAAGTAAAGGAGGCGGAGGCTGATGGCTAATCCATTTTTTAAGGCCATGGGCGGCGGTCAGATGCCGGGGCCAATGGGCCAATTTCAGCGGCTCATGCAGCAATTTAACCAGTTCCGCGCCACGTTTCAGGGTGATCCAAAAGCGGAGGTGGAAAAGCTGCTGCAATCCGGCAAAATGAGCCAGCAGCAGCTGAACCAGCTGCAGGCAATGGCAAAGCAATTTGAGAGCTTTTTGAAGTAATCAAAATCGTGGCCACGATTTGATTGATAAAATTTTGAAAGGAGAGATATCATGTCTCTATCTGATGGTATGCCGACGATGACCATGCCTGTGGCTCCCGCCAACACCTCCGGCAGCGGAAACGGCTTTGGCTGGGGCGGTGACGGTGCATGGTGGATCATTATCCTGTTTTTGTTTGTTTTTTGCGGCTGGGGCGGCAACGGCTGGGGCAACAACGGCGGCAATGGCGGCGGCGTGGTCGACGGCTATGTGCTGACCTCTGACTTTGCCAATGTTGAGCGCAAGATCGACAGTGTAAATCAGGGCCTTTGCGACGGATTTTACCAGCAGGCGCAGCTTGTCAACGGCACCAACATGGCGATGGCAAACGGCTTTGCACAG